CCATCGCCGACATCGCGCGGGCGTTCCTCAGCCGGTTTGCTGACTTCGCGAAAACGCCGCGCGGGCAGATCATCATCCTCGTCGGCTGCGTCGCCCTGGGCCTTTATTTCGGTGCGCGGCACATGCGCCAGGTTGGATACGACGCGGCGGTTGCCGAGTACGAAACCCGGCTCACCGAAGAGCGCGAGAAACGGCATGCGCAGGTGACGCATTTCGTCATCGCTGCCGATGCTGCTGGTCAGCGAGCCGACCAAGCCGCACGTGAGCGCGACCAAGCCCGCGCCGCCAAGACCGCCGCAATCATTCGAGAGGTACCCCGCTATGTCACGCCTGCTGCTGATGCTCGCTGTCTCGTTCCTCGTGGTTTCGTGTGGCTCCACGACGCCGGCCGTGCGGGATTGCCCGCCTCTTCCGGACCTACCGGCGACGCTGTCGACGAAGCCACCACCGTTACCCTCTCTGACCTCGCCCGCGACGAAGCCCGCACCGTCGAGCTCTATGACGCCTGCCGCGCCCAGGTAACCGGGTTGCAGGACTGGTATCGCGACCTGCGCACCGAGTACGCCAAGTTGCAGGGGGCGGAGTGAACATAGTGCGCCGGATACAGGCAAATTTCATCGCATCTGGTGGCCCCGCAAGTCCTGTTTGGTGGCGGGCGTATGGTACCGACCATCCGCGCGTGCATCGTCGCTATCGCCGCAGATGGTTACGCGAGGATCGCGTGCGCTGGATGCGACGACGGCGTTGGGCTGCCATGCCGACGCGGCGGCGTTGAGCCGAATGCTTGAGCGGTCTCCTCAATGCAACGTTCGTTTTATATTTCGAGGCAATCCGAAACCATGACCCTCCCACCCATCACCGGCGATCGCGCCGTAGACTGGCTCAACGAGCAGCTTCCCGACTACCCGCTGCTGTCGAGCAACATCGCCCTGGCGGCCTATCTGGTCATTCAAACGAATCAGCCGTTGCAAGACTGGATCCGCGCCAACCTCAACGGCCTCACACCAGCCCAAGCGCTCAATGGATTCTGGAGCCGGGCGATCATCGCAGCGACCGCCTACGGTGGAATGGATGCGACTCATGTCCCGTCTGACGACGAGTTCAACCGCGCCGAGGAGGCGCTCAAAGCGCGCCTCCTGCCGCGCATCCCTGCCGACTGGCAGCCGACGCCTCGCCCACCCGAAGCGCCCGGCCCTGGCGACATGACGAACCTGATCCGCAACCCGCCCGCGCCGACCCTCACCGACGACCAGCTGCGCGCCGCCGTGCGTGCTCGCGGGTGGGAATTGATCGAGCGCCCCGGCGTCGATCTGACGAAGCACATCGACTATGTGCTTTGCCCGCCCGCGCTGCAATCCGGCACCGACACGTACCATGGCGCCCTTGAGCAGGAGCTGCGCGACCCGAACGACCCCGGCCGCCTATGGACGAGCACCCTGCCGCCGATGCCCGCGTGGCTGCCGAAGCTCCAGACGGCGATGACCGCAGCGGTGCAGGCTGGCGTGGTGCGCGCCGATCCGTTCAAGGAGTTGCGCCGCCCGGCAGGGCTGAACTTTCTTGACCTGTCAGGCACGCCGCCCGGCACCATGCTCTGGTACAAACCCACCTGGACCGAGTCTGCTGCGCGCAACATGACCGCCGAATTCCTGGGGCTGGCCTGGGTGCAGGCGAACTACCCGGATCTGCCGAAGCTGCTGCAGCGCTACGGGTACTGAGAGGTGTTACAAACTCCAGACCGCCCCAAGGCAGAATGCGGGTTTACAGCCGATGGATTTGTAACACCAAACAGCCGCAAAGCCGCGCTGGCATTGGATTGACACCCGGCCTTCTAAGCCGTAGGGCGCCTGCTGACACCCAGGAGAACTCCGGCAGGCGTGAGGCTACGCATCGCCAGCTTAAGCGGGCGCGAGACGTCGCCGATGTAAGCCTCTGGAGAGTCGTGCATCAGGCCCTCCAGTTGAAGCTCCGGAGGGAGCAGCGAGCAGACCAGGAGCGAGTGGTCTAGCACCGACCAAGGTCGTTTGGTGTGCCCGGTGTAGCGCTGTATGCGCGCAAGACCGTAGGCAATGTCATAGATGTCGATGCTTTCGGGCGTAGGCGCAAGCAGCTCAACCCGCTTGCCGCTGATTGTGGTGATCCAACTCATTAAAGTTTTCCCTCCCCCGCTCGCCAGGCTGCTGCCGCCACCATGCCGGAAAAGAAGCCGCCAGCAACGAAGATGAAAGTCATAAAGAACCACGCCTGCCCCGCACTTGCCGGGTAGTAGCGGTCCGAAAAGATCGAGATAGGAAACCCGAAGTAAATCTCAGCAAGCAGGTCTACAAAGACTAGCAATGCCGGGAGGCAGAGGAGCACGGTATAAGTGCCCAACAGGCCGCCCAAAAAACGGTAAATCACTTCCCCCTCCTCTCATTAGGTTCTGCAATCTCGCCACCACGGACGTAGTGTTGAGTCATGCCGGCCGCGAATCATCGTCTTGTGGTAGTAGCCCTTCCAGACAGTGCCATCCTTACGGACGCGCTGCTTTACCTGGAAGCGAGGGAGATTCTTGTTTGTCATAACTCTCTCTGGCCCAATCGAGAAAGGCGTTGCGCAAATGCTTGTGAAAGCTTTCCTCGCCGTAGTCGCCCGAGTACAGCCATTCCGTGTGGCGCATGACCTTGCCGAAATAATTGGCGAGCTTCAACACGTTGCTCAGCTCCTCAAGCGTTTCGGGGCTCCACCTGTAATCAGAGTCAGCAAGCTTCTGCTCCAGCTCCTCGGCAAAGTCCAAGACCCGCATGTAGGCGTAATTGAATGACCCGCCGCTCATAGTGCTTTCATCCTCGTAGGTTATTTGGGCTCAGGCGTAGTCGGAACAACTGTGGGGCACGAACGCTTGCGGAATGAACTCGATGCTCGCATTCTTGTGCCGCATGATGCGTTCCACAATTGCCCGATTCTGGTTGCACTGTGGGCTGTAGTAGTGCTTGAAGAACAGTACGCACCGATCCTCGGTGACCACCCACCAAGCCGGTGCCATGCATCTGCGCCCAGGTGCGTAGGTGGTCAGTTCTGTGATGGGCATCTTGATAAAGTCTCTTTCGGCAATCATGTGGCTCCCTCACCGCTCATAGTGTTTTCATCCTCACAGGTTCTTCAATTGCGATCCTGGCGACCCGAGAAACTTCGGCCATCCTGGAGCGCAGCGTACGGTTCTCAATTTCAAGCTGATTGATGCGCCATCTAAGGCCTTCCACAAGGTGGCCCTCACTTTACGCTCACGCAGCCACCGATACCGCTCCGCATCCACCTTGAGCGCTTCTACCTCGCCTCGCAGGCGGTCGATTTCGTCGGCGGCTGCAATTTCAAGCCGGTCGCGTTCGTCTTGGCGCCGACCATGTACCACTTCGTATGTTGCAAACTTTTCCGGCCATTTGTGTTTATGCAACTCCAACCACTTTGCCGCTTCGCGCGCCGGATTGGCTGACCCATTGCGGTCAAACCACATGGAATACGCGCCCGTGGCGGGGTCCACAACGGCCCATTCTTCAACGCCTACAGATGAGGCCCGCAGTCGCGCTGAGATGTCTGTGTCGGTCATGGAAGTCTCCTTAGTTCGCGGGGCAAGAGGTCTACATATGCCCCGCCACCTCGTGTTTCATAGTGAACGGGCACGCTCCACAAGTTGCCCTTGCGCACCCATGATCGGTCAAGCACGACGCCTTTGACTTGCTGCGCCGAGTAGGCGAAGACCATCACCCGCACTCCTACCGGCCACTCCCTTGCGAGACGGCGGCGCTGTTGACGACGCTGACGAGAGTTCATGTTTATCCTTTCAAGCTGCCGTTGCCTCAACGCCATTCATTGCGACGCCTCCAACTATCACCATGCTTGGCGCAGAGTTGCCGCGAGAGACAATCGGCCAGCCGTCACCGTTGAGACGGTATTGCAGGCCGACAGAGTCCAGATAGGCGATCATGCCGGATCGCGTCTTGCGGCCCGTCAGTTCCGTCAACTCGGCGCGGGAGAGCATCAGCGGCTGCGCAGTGAGCATGGTCACTGCGGGGACTCGGCAGAAATGCTGTTGGGGCCGACGCCGAGGGGGAACGATCCCATGCTCGGTGGAGCAAAGCCCACTTTCCAGCTACTTCTACTTACCCGCTTATGCGCACTCCACGGGCTTTCGGTTCGCCTTCCGGACGCTTTCGGCGCCGGTCCAAACAGCACTACTGCGTCAGCCATTCGTCTCTCCTGTCGTGAAAGGGGGCCGCAGCAGGAAGTCGCAGAGCCTGTCGGCGCAGGATCGGCACAGATCGTAGTCGGCTCTGCGGGTCGTATTGTCACCAAGCGACGTGCGGCCTGACTGGGAAAATCGCACGGTATTGGGAAGGGTCGGATCGCATTCGGCTTTGCAGCGGTCGCAGATCACTTGCGTGACGGCCGGGATGGTCTTTTTCATGTCGCCTATCCTTTCGGCCGGGGTTCAGCGGCAAGGGCTTCGAGGTGGCGACGCGCTTCAGCGAACTCAACCTCTGCTTTGGCCCGGCGGCCCAGCGCCGCTTGATGCATGCGCCACGCGCGATTTACATCATCGTCGGCGCGGTCCCGATTGAGTAACGCGGCCCGCATCCTCTGCAGCGCTTGCGTCTTGACCTTGATGAGTTCGTCGATGTCAGCCATTGCTCTGCGTCTCCTGCTTGATCGAGCTGGGGCAATCCCTACAGCGGCGACCTTGCTTGATGTTGTCCTCGCATTCAGCGCGAGCGCCTGGGTAGTCGTCCATGTAACGACGGCACTCTTCGGCAAAGGGGCCTGCGCGGCGGTTCCAGGCGGCGATGGCAAGCGATTGCGCAACGTATTCACCGGATTCCGTCCAGCAATCTGCACAACATATGCACCACGCGCCGTCGTTTTCCCACGAAGTAAGTTCAACCTTCGCGCTCCCACAGAACGGGCATGGCTTCAGATCAGCCATTGCTCACCTCCTGCTTGGGCTCCAGCATCTTCGCTATCTGAGTAGTGAAGTGGGCGCGCATTGAGCTTTCTCCATAACCCTGCAGGGTCAGAGCACGCATCGCCGCCAACAGCATCTGACTGCCGCTCAGTTCTGCGGCCGGTCGCAGCAGCCGCACCGTCTCTGGCTCTGGATGCTCGATGACGATGATGCCTGCGTCAGAAAGCGCTTTCTTGTCGTCGGCATTGAGACTGCCCGGCTTCACGGGCATGATCAGTGGCTCATCCATTGCTCACCTTCTTGTAGATGCCGATCATCTCTTCGATGGAAGGGAGTGGCTTGCTCCGCTCCGCTGGCTCTTGCCGCTCCAGTGGGCACCAGGCGGGGATGGTGTCGCGGTCGGTGCGCTTGCCTTGCGCTGCGTCGCAATACCACGCCGGCAATGGACTGCCGCTAAACGCATCGCTCGGCTGACTGCTGGAGCAGTTCGGACAGTGCGCGCACTTGGTTATCTTGATGATTCGGGTGTCAGGCATGGGGAGCCTCCACGCGGCGGAACTCAATACGCCATACCCACGGATTTGCGTCCCACGACTCCAAGCTGTTGATGGCCGCCCACAGCACGCGATATTCATCTCGCGCCGAGCGGTCCAGATGCGGCGTAGGCGCCATTCGCTTCGGCTCGATCATCCATTCCGGCGGCGCTTCGCCGGGCGTGGTCTGATGCATCAAGTCGCCATTGAACTCCATGTAACCCTGCCACCACGTGCCCGACAGTCTCGGGACGCAGCCCTCCGCGATCGCATCCGCATCGCTGATTTCCTGCAACCGCTCGACCCGCACATCAGTCACCTCCAGCGTGATCCGCGAGGCCCAGCGGGGCATGTGGATGGGCGAGCGCCACTTCATGTTCTCCCATCCCCAGTCATCCGTCTTGGCCTGATAGGGAGGGTCGAAATTGCGTGCGCTGAGGTCGGCACGGTAGGCGATGGCGCGCGGCGGATCGGACTCGCAGTCGTGCAACCATCTATCGGCACTGCGCCATGTTTCGCGCACCCAGAGGCGTCGTCCAACGGGGCCGTAGGGGCATGTCAACCGGTTGGTCGCGTCTTTATGCAGCCGAAATCCGCCGATGTTCCAGTATGGCTCTAGGGTGCTCAAGAACATCCTATCCGGCTGCGGCTTCACCGCGCGCCTCGTTTGCGTCTTGCGCCCCTCAAGAATGGCCCTGACCATCGGAGCGCTCATTAAGATTGGCCGTTCGTGTGCGGACATACGCCTCCATTCCGGACTTTGCCCTGGTTGCAGTTACAGCACAGCAACTGATATCTATCCTTCGGCCACCCATCTGCCTTGAGGGCCAGCATCACGAGGGTGCTATTCCAATTGACGGCGCAATGCCGGCGTAAGGGATCACCACTTCCAGTGTGGAGATGTCATCAGACGCGCGATCACACATTAGGTTGATGGCGTCGGCGAGTTCTTGGAGGGTCATCCCTTGATCCTCTTCACGCCAGTCCTGAGCCTGCGCCACCCAGGCTGCACATCCTTCGGCGGGGCGCTGGCGATGCGCTTGCCGTCCGTTACGAGCACGTGCCCGCGCTCACGGGCGAACTGGATGGCAATGAGCAATGAAACGTTTGGGTGCAGTGTGATCATGCGACCTCCGCAAAAAGGTCTTGCGTTTGCTTGGTGGCGTTGGCGAGGTTCCGGCACGCCTGCTCGTAGTAGCTGCGCTTCAACTCGAAGCCGACAAACCGGCGCCCCATCTCCAGCGCCACATGGCCCTCGCTGCCAATGCCGGCGAAGGGCGACAGCACAACATCGCCCGGATTCGTCCACAGTTCGATCCCGCGTCGCACTACTTCGAGTTGCAGCGGGCAAATGTGGCGCTCGTCGTCATGTTCGCGAGCGGACTGGTATTGCAGGGTGTCAGACGGGTCAATATCCGTCCAGATCGGTGAGGCGATCCGCTGCCACTTGGTCACGGGGTAGTCCTCGCCATGCCGCACCCGCTCGTCCCGCGATTCCCCAGGTGCCCGCATGGTCACCAAGTAGTCCGGGATGCCTTGGCGTGACATGGCGGCGTTCTCGCGCACGGTCTTGTGCAGAAGCCCGAGAGCTTTGGTGCGCTGCATCGCGGTCACGGGGTCTTTCCAGATGCAGACCTCGCTGGCATACACAAACCCGGCTTTCTGAAAGGCCCGGATCAAGTCGCCGCGGAAGTCTCTCAGGCCGATGAATCCGTCTCGTTCCTTGCTGGTCGGCATCAGCATGCAGTGGAAGCTGACATTGCGACCGGGCTTCATCACGCGCATCAACTCATCGACCACAAAGCCGAAGTGCTCGAAAAACTCGGCATCCGACCGGCAGTTGCCAAGGTCGCGCGGGCTGTTGCTGTACGTGTAGAGGCTTGCAAACGGGGGCGAGAAGATCGAGTAATGCACGCTGCGATCCGGCAAAGCTTTCATGCCCTCGATGCAATCACTATTCGTCAGACTGTAGGTGTCGGTCACCACCTGATCAATGCACTTCATGCGGCCTCACTTTGAAGGAATGCCGGCACCATAATTTGGTGCGCCGGGTTGTAGTCGTTCGTGTAGCGAGACTGGCCGAGAATCGAGCCCTGCACCGCCTCGCGCGTCTCGTTGCTGAGTTCTTGCGCCATCGCTTGCGCGGCAGATTCCTTGCGCTTCAGGTTTGCCACCACCGCGCCTTCTGTCTCGCTCGCGAAAATGTGAACGCTGACGGGCCGCGATTGCCCAAACCGCCAGCAGCGTCGGACGGCCTGGTAGTACGCCTCCCACGAGTCGGTGACGCCGACGAATGCCATGTGTGCGCAGTGCTGGAAATTGAGGCCCCATCCCGCAATGGACGGCTTTGTGACGAGTCGCTTTACCGTGCCATCGATGAACCCGATCAACCGTGATTCTTTGGCGTCCGGTTCATCCGCGCCGCAAATCTCGACCGCGCCATCAATCGCCGCCGTAAGCGCATCGCTTTCGTCATTCAGATCGCACCAGATCAGCCACGGTTCATCGGTTGAGTTGATCAGGTTTGCGCAGGCTGCTACGCGATCTTCAAGGCTTGCGCGTCGCGCCTGCCGGCGCTCCATCAGCGATAGCGCTTCGGTGTGGAACAGTCCTGTCGTGGGTGCATGACGCGGCTCGATGGTGTGTTGCGTGACGGTCAGCGGCGGTAGGTTGTAGCGTGAGTCATCAAACCCCAAGTCAGACGGCTTGCGCACCAGCGCAGCCCACGATGCAACCCAGCGCCAGAACTCCGCGCGGGCGTGGCCCTTGAGTCGCCATACTTGGGTTTCGCCGCCGTCGTGGCAAAAGAACTCGGACAGCATCTCGGCCCGCGTGCAGATGCCAAGGAACTCCGCATGAGTGCCCAACTCAGTCCAATCGTTCGGTGCCGGCGTTGCTGTGGCAGGTAGCTTGTATGGCGTGTCGCGGAACGCTTCGCACAGTTGTGTGAATGTCTTGCTGCCCTGATGCTTGATACAGCTGGATTCGTCCAGAACTACGCCGCTATACCGGGCCGGGTCAAACAGATGCAGACGCTCGTAGTTGGTGACGGTGATTCCTTGCGCAGGAGACTGCTCGCCAGATTTCGCGTGCAGCACGTCCACGCCCATGCGCCGACCTTCGCGAGCCAGTTGCTGCGCGACCGCGAGCGGCGCCAGGATGATCACGCTTCCGTTGGTGTGTTTGCACACTTGATCCGCCCAGGCGATTTCCATCGCCATCTTGCCGAGGCCAGTATCGGCAAAGACAGCAGCCCGACCTCGGCGCAGCGCCCATTCGGTGATCGCACGCTGGAAGTCAAACAGGCCATAGTCGATGGACGCCGAAAAGCCCGATGCCTGCGTCCGCACGGTCTTGCGATGGACAAAATCCACGTAGGTCATGGCTGCGTTGCCTTTGCGATAACTTCCCGCGCATGCTTCACGTGGTTGTTCAGTGGGTGCCATTCGTCTGCAAAGTCGGACAGGCGTTGAAGTGCTTCGAGGAGGTCGGGAGCGGCGGCAATCAGACGGGCGTTGGCGTCGCGCTCATCCTTGGCGGTTCGGTCCTCAACGTCGCGCATCCACACCGCAGCAACGCAGAAGTCGCCTGCGGTCACGTACTCGTAGTCCCTCGGGTCAACCGTCCACGGCCCAGGTGTATGACTCATCTCCACTCTCCTCCGCGCGCATCCCCCTTGCGAATCTCCACCAACCGCAGAGAAGCCTCTGCACGCTGCCTATCCCGCATCGCTGCACGCCTCTGTGCAATGGCATCTGCGCGGGCTTCCTGCGCTTGCTGCTGGGCTCTGAGTGCGTCCTGGTAGTCCTGCTCCTGCTGGATGCCCATGATGAGCACCATCCCAATCACGCCGGCAGCGCCGCAGGCTGCGCCAATCAGGCGTTGCTTGATCAACTCGCCGAGTCTCATGACGACTTCCTCGCTCGCACCAGCACCCCGCGAGACGTCGACGTTGGGCGGGTTTCGACCACGCGAGCCAGAATCGCGG